TTTTTTACCAACTTCAATGTTGATTGCGTCAACTAACGCTTTTTGGTCTTGTGCTTCCATTTTTTAGAAATTTAGATTTTTAATGATTTGATTTACGTCGAATTTTGGTTTTATCGGTTCGCTTGATTTTGCTTCGCTCGGCACTTTTGCAAGTGTGGGCTTATCAAAGGTTTCAGCTACTTCAATCTCTTTTAATATTTGCTTGAATTGTTTAATTTGTAGTTCAAACGTGCTTAGCATTTCATCGCTTTGCATTCCGTTCTTAACTGTATATTCAAGCTGATTTAATTTACTTACAAGTGCTAAGGTCATTGATTCTTTACTTCCGCTTTTCACACCTAAGAATGGCGTTAATGAATTTGCACCAAAGGCAACGGTCGAGCCCTCGAATAGGTTAATTTCTTTTACTAAGTATAAGTACCCGTATTTTTCCGCTTCCTCAGGATTGACTAATTTGCTAACTACTTCATTCCAAGCAACTGGGTTTTTTTCCGACTCTATTAAAGAAAGTTGATTATACTTGAAACCGATTGAATGATTGTCGTAAATACCCTCTTTATAATTGATAAGAGTATCATTACCAAGTGTTGTGTTTGCAATCTTAGATTCAAAATAAATACCAGTAATTCCATTCTTTGTGGTTTCTTCAAGCACTTGCAACTTACCTACTAAGGTCGTCAAGTCGTGGTTCAATGCGTGTTTAATCTTCGCAACTGCTGTACTATTCACACCGCGCTCTTCGATTGACTTCTTTGCCGCGCCCATTATAAGTACATCCTTATCGCTATCGAAAAAGTTATAAGAATTAAAGAAGCCCGTAACAATACGGGACGATGTACTAACATCTATTATATTAGCATCAGCACTTTTAACTGAGTAATGCGCCGCTTTCTTATCGGCTTCACTTAGTATATGTTTTTTCGCTTCTTCCATTTCTTTTCAAAAATAAATACAAAAACTATTCGCAATTTTTTTTCTTTAATTGATGTGATTGTTTACTTCCTCCACACCTCGCTTCATTACATCGCTTAATATGTTCACCGCAACATCACGACTTATCTCTCCATTTAACACCGCTCTATTCAAAGTAATGATTGTATTTACATTGATGCTGTTTTTTTCTGCTTCTGTTTTCTCGGATTGTTCTTCCTTTTGTTTATCCTCTTGCAGCACTGGCAAATAAGAATAATCAGCATATAAGTAAAGCCCTTGTTTCTCTAAACCAAAAGCCGCATTTAAGATGCTCATTAAGTCATCGGCTTGAGGTTGTATAGTATTTTGGTAGGTTGACTTAACCCCGTTGTTTTTATTCTCGAATGTTGCGCCCTTCGTGCTTGGGAATACATCGCGGTCAGCACCATAAGCAGCGCATATAGTTTGAAAGTCGCTTTCTATGCACTCCAATAGCATCAAGTCCTTAATAGGGAATGTCATCGGCTGCCACTTCAATGAACTATTGGTGATTATCTTTCTTTTCTGCCCATCGAATATGCCATAACTTCTGCCCATCTCGCGTTCTATTCTATCGCGTTCTTCCTTACCTAAAGGTATCGCGCCTCCATCGGCTTGGCTTTCATTGCTTAATATACCCTCAGCACCTCGTTCAACAATTAATACGTTCTCACTTTTAAGCGCACCTATGATATTTGACAAAGGTAGTTGCAAAGAATCAATTTTACTTTGTGATGTTATAAGGTTACCGCCCACTCCCTCATTCTTATATATCATATCCGAAGGCTGCACATTAAAATAAGTGCCTTGATCATATACCTTATAAGACTTAATGATGCCATCGACGGTCGTTTGATTGTATAGCTTACCGGTAGGAATAACCTCAACATCGCTTGGAAGTAAGTTCCACATTAACGAAGGAAGTGCGCTCGGCAGTCCTTTAATCTCGTATATAAAAGCATTACCGAACACCGACTTAAACACATAGTATTCAAATAGAAACTCCTCGCGCGTTCGCAAAGGGTTAGGTCTATTCAATAGGTTTAATACTTCGTGCTCTTTAATCTCCTCACCAGTCTTTTTATCGTATAGCTTGATATCCATATTCTTGAACATATCAGCTAACTGGTTGATTACAGATTGAAGATGAGGAATGGTGTTATATATTCTTAGCTTATTTTCCGTATCAATAAGAATCGGATTCTTACGGTCGTATATTGAGGTCGAGTACATACCGTTGAAGGTGCTAAGCCCGAACATGCGAGCCACTAAATTAGATACATAACTCATTTGAATAATTTTTTTTAAAATTAATTATAAAAGTAATCGGTAATTTTTTTTATTCAAAGATGTGCGGTAGTAAGGCTTGTATGAAGTTCGCCAGCCCTGCCATCGCATCAGGTGCATCATCGTGCTTACTCTTACCGTCTTTCTTATACTCGTATATCTGCTGCATCATTGCTCTGTATTCGTCTGTTTGCTTGTCGGGGTGAACGTACACAAACTTATTTTTAATAATGTGGTACGCCATTAATATTCGCGTGTGCTTGTTTGCGGTGTTCTTAATGCTCAATACCTTATCCTCTTGCACCGATTGACGAAGTAAGCGAATGAAACCACTACCTTGATTGTTTGCCTCTATACGGGTGTAATCTGCATTCAACTCCTTTATCTTGCCTGATACCATCGGACACGTTATGTCTATTGTGTCTTGCGTGAATATTGCATCGGTGATGTATATCTTATTGCCGTATATCTTTGCCCATAATGCGCATAAATAGTCGCTACCTTCGTCGGCAACATCAACATAACCTAACACGCTTTCCGCTTTACCTGCTGGCAACTCATCAAAGTAATTGAACTCCGTACGCTTGAATAGTGAGCCCGTTAGACTAACCTCCCAGTTGCCATTAACAAACACATCATATTCGTGCGCTGGCATATTCGCTTTCAATGACTCAATGTAATCTTTTGGAATGTGTGGGTTGTCGCTAATCTTTGCTGGTATGTATGCCCACGTTGGCGGTAGTGTGTTATCCTTCCACTTGTCGTATATCCTTGACTTAACCCAACCGCCTGATGGGTTGCACGTTGCTAAGATTTGAATAGGGCAGTTGGGTGAACCCGTCCAGCTTCCACTTCTCTCGATTACCTTGTTTAATGTTGCCTCTTGCAGTTCGTTTATTTCATCTAAGCCAGCGCCATTAATCTCGAGACCTCTAAACCTATTCAGTTCTTTGTCTGTGTCGAATGATTCAGCTAAAAATATAATTTGGCTTCCATTGGTAAAGGTAACCGTCATTGTCTGCTGATTGAACTCTTTAACGTATTGCTGAAAGCCGTCATCAAGCAATCTTTGAAAGGTTACTAATATAGTTCTGCGAAGCGTTGGTAATGATTCACGTACCACTAACCACCTACTTTTATCGTATTTAAAGCAATTAGTAAGTAAACAAAGCAGTAACCAATAACTTTTTCCACCTCTGATAGCGCCCCCGTATAAGGTGAAGGTCTTAGTATCAGCTATTTTTTTGGCTTCCCTTTGCTTTTGGAATGGTGTTATTTTCGTCTGTTGGTTCATCTGTTTTCCAGTCTATGATTATCGGCTTGTTAATCGCTTCACCATTCGTTGTAACATCGGTATGATTCATTGATAACTTACGATGTTCTTCTGGCGAAGATATTAATTTCATTAAAGCCATTTGAAGCACTGGTGCATCGGACTTATACCACTTGGCGCGCATCGATACCTTCAACTCTGTTTTGTTTTGCTCTAACAAATCTTTTAGTTCGTCCATTTTATCCATTTGCCATTCATAGAACGTACTTCGTGCAATAGGTATAAAGGCTATAATATCATCAGTAAAAAACAACTTATTTTTTATGATTGCTTCCTTTGCTTGCTCTAATATCTTTTTCTTATCGTAAGCCATTATTTCCATTCATTAGTTACATCAACTCCGTTTCTTTTAACGGTTAAAGTATCATCTAATTTAATCATTCGCTTTACTATTACATCGCAGTACTTCGGGTCTAATTCCATTCCGTAGCATTTACGTTTAAGTTGGTGCGATGCTACCATTGTTGAACCTGAACCTAAAAATAAATCTAAAACTAAATTGTTTTTTATAGATACGTTTTCAATAGCCATTGCAGAAAGCTCAACGGGTTTTTGTGTTGGGTGTAAATAAGTAGAACTTCCATCTTTTCCAACATTCCAAACACTACCAAGTCTTTTACCTTTTATTTCTGCATCTCTATTATAAACTAAAGCAACTTCAAAATCAGTTAAAAATGTTTTTTTTAAATCACCCATTCCACCACCGCCTTTATTCCAAATAATTATATTTGATAGTTCTCCAATTGGTTCGCAAAATTCAATCCATTGTTTTAAAACTTTCCAACTTGTCCAAACAAATACAAAACCTTTTGAAAATAAAGGTAAGTTATTAATCCATTCAGTTATAAATATATTATCATTTTCTAATATATCAAATTTTTCGCTTTTAGTTCGCATATTTGATTGATAACTTACACCATACGGCGGGTCTGTAAATACCATATCAG